CCACATCGACAGGCGACACACCTAAAGCTGCGGCGACTGACTTACGATATTTGCGTAACAAGGCTTTGTGCTCTTTCACGGTTTCATCATTGCCCCAAAAATCAACGCTGTTGAGACATATCCATGTCAGGAACAAACGAGCCTCCTTTTTGTCTTTTGCTACTAGTGATGTTTTCATTGGTCTATCTCCTTTTCAAACCTTATATAAATTAAGTAATCCTTTTGACGCTTTCCGTCAAGCGTTGGGCAAAAAATATTTATCTATATCGCCGTGTCTTGGCCATGATGCTTTTAGGTTGCTTGCTGAATTGTTTGCCAGCCCGTTTGGCTTTGCGTTTAGCTCTGGTTGTGGCCGCATATTCCGCCGGCGATAGAGCTTTGATAGCGGCTTCGGGCAAGTAGCGCTCCCCAGTAACGCTAGATTTTTTACCGGATTTGGTGCGCCACTTTTGTTTGCCCCAGTTTTTTAATGACTGTTGTGGTTTACGCATTAGTCTTTATATCCCCCGCCGGCGGCTTTGTAACGCTTAGCCAAGGCCTGAGCTTTTCTTGCCGACCACTTGCCGGCAGCGGTGCCGTGCGAAGCGCTTGCCAAAATAGAATTGAACATGCGCTTTCGCATACCCGGCTTGGTGTAATTGCCAGCCTTGTTGACTGTGCTTTTTTTCTTCGACATTACTTTTTCTTTTTCTTGGCTTTAATAATTTTAGACTGCAAAGCCTTTGGCAAAGTCTTTTGCTTTGCAGTCAGGCCAGATTTTTTCTTCATCATTTTTTTTCCGTATGCCATGTGCATCCCCTCAACATTTCCACCTACGCCTCGCGGCCTTTCCTCTGGGGCCAGTCCAGCTTTTGGATCTGGCACAGAAGCTCTTGCGCCTTTTCGCAGCTTTGCTGCCCGGCTTTACTTTGCCCGTAACCGGCGCCTTTAAGTTACTGCCGGTAGCACGATTATATTTGGCACGGCCTTTGGCAGTCAGCCCACCGCCCTGCTTGACTGACCGCTTTTCGCCGCGGCCAACAGATAGATTTACGGATTTCTTTTTACGCTTAGCTGCCATCAATCAATCCGTGCCGGTATCCGTTGGCCCGATCATAAGTCAGCACCTCTTTTCTGGGCTCATGCACATAACTACAATGCACCCAACCGGTGTTGCCGCCGGTGTAACATTCTAAGATAAGCTGATCGAACTCTAGGTTATCCTTGATCCACTCAGCCAGCTCCATGTTGCTTATACTAGGAACCTCAAAGTCTGCCGCCTGACCTTTAGCGTGTTGGCTGTGGATGTTGCTGCCGACCGCAATGCACAGCTCAGGTGAGCGATAACCAGAGCTGGGGGTAAACGGTATGCCATAGTGATCACGCACCGGCTGTAAGATATTCTCACACAGCTTGATCATGTTTTCTCTAGCTGTAGTGTCTGGGGTGTTGTCGATACCCTTGCGCTCTGCCGTCTGGCTCTTGACCATTTCAGCTAGACTAAAGTTTGCTGACAGTTTCATTTGGTTAGACCTTTTTGCTTTTCATAAGTTCTAAGCGAACCAATGCCGAGCATACCGCCAAGCACAGTTAACAGCGTACCCATGTCAAACTCAGGCATCTCAGGCAAATCAACGCCGGCAAATGTCGCGCCAAATATGATCAGGTCTTTAAGTATAAAATGATATGCGAAAGCAATAGCGCATACCCATCCCACAGCCGGACGCCAGCCACCCTTGAATACACTGCCGCTGGCCGCCTCAGCCTTGTTTATCTCTAGCTGGGCAAGCAACGCTTGTTGCGCGTGTTGATCTGCCATCGTGGCCAGCTCATGTGCGAGCTTGTTCTTTTGATCTTTGTCTTCAATAAACTTATCTAGTAGGCCGGTGACCGGCCCTATCAATGCCTGTATCATCTGGACAACACTCCCTTGGGTAAAGCCTTACAGCTCCAGCCTACCGCCTCATATCCCGGCATATGCCGGTGGACACGTTGTGCCATGACCAATGCGTGACGCTTACACATGTGCTCACTGTCTTGCCAAGCTTGAGCCTCAAGAAAGGTACATTGCTCACGCTGAACCGCGCTTGTTCCTATGATGCAAGCAATGACAACCGCTTGGTACATCATTTTCTAGCCATCCATGCCGCTGTGCCCATGTATGCCCCGACTATGCCAGCCCCAGATATGTAAAAAAGATTGGATATATCTGCCAACGCCTCGACCCTTTCCAAGGGGACAAAGAACATAGCAACAGTAAAGGCGCCCATAGCCATCAAAGTAAATCTAGCCATGCGTAACTGAGCGAGGCTTTTGCGTAATTCTGTTTCTGTCTTTTTTATTTCTTTGACATGCGATAACTCTTCATCGCTAACGATGCCATCACCGTCCTCGTCATATTCTTCATAGCGGGAATGTTTCTGCAATTTTTTTTGCGTCATGCTACACCCATCGCTCTAGCTACAGAAATCATCAGGAAAACAAACAAACCTACAGCTACTACGATGACACCAGTGATGATGAGTACCGTTTTAAGCGTTTCTTCAAACTCTTTAGCCTTACGAATCGCTTCACGCCTCGCTTTCGCTTGCGCCTCTTTCTGTTCTCTAAGTTTCTTATTATGTAAGTCAACGATCTCCTGCCATGTGTCGGGGCCAAACCGTAGATTAATCATAGTCCTTATTTCATTCATTTGCTCTTGAAGTTTTTTAGATTCAAGAACCGCATCAATACTGCTTTTGAAACTGATGTCGCCGACACTAGCCTGTTTATTACGCTCATCATTGAGCTTCTTTTGGCAGTCAAATAGCGTACTGATTTGTGATGAAATATCAGCAACAGATTGTGCATCATTAATCCTTGCCTTTATGAAATCTATACACTTGCTGGCCGTAGCCACAGCAGCAAGGGCTGTTGTAATAGGCTCCATGTCAGCCTCGTAAGATTACACCCAGCAACAAAATGATCATAGTTCCAGCAGAGCCAATCATAATATGCTCAATACGTTTGATACGCAGTATGGTTTCTGTCCAACGCTCATCAGACACAGCCATATGTTTTTCAAGCTCGACATGAATTGATTGTAATGTTGGCTTGGCACTCATGCTTCTGCTATTCCGTAAAGTCTCAAAGTTCCTGTTGTGGAACATGAAACATCTGCTGTGGAAGTTGTATTATCGTTTACAAGAACAAGCCTCATACCAGAATAACTAGTCGTGTTTGCTCTCATAGCGGCACCATTTGCCGTAATTACGTTTGTGGCATTATTAACCATATAAGTATGCAGACATGTAACCATGGTATATTTAGCTTGAAATGCAAAACTCACAGTCATTTCATAAAAAGCTGGCGTTCCATCTTCACTAGTGTTGTACAAAAAATTAAAATAATCTTTATTGTGTTTACCTGTACTTCTGGTAGTGGTGGCATCAGAATCACCAGCGTTCATTACAAAGTCTATGTCAGCCGTTGAATCAACAGCGCCATCACTTGCTTTCAAAAATTGAAATGAATGAGAAGTGTCAGAATCACTGGTATCGTCACCCACCATATCCCAGATTAACTTATAGTGATTGTAGTCTGCGCTGAACAAGTTAGTAAAATCCTGAACGGCGCTGGTTGTTGAGATGGTTACTTTCTTGATAAACTGAAACCCACCTGCCGATATGCCTGTGAGATTACTGCCGTCTGCCGCTGGGAGTGTGGTGACTGAAGACAGAGACTGATTGTTTAATCGTATTAGTGCCATTACGCTATCCTCATCACTGACATCCAAGTTACTTTTGCGGTGTTTAAGTTAGTTGTGACTGATGTTTGCAACAAACCTGCGCCAGCTGATTCAATGTTCCAATTATCAGTGCTTGTCATTTCACAAAGAGCAGTCATCCTGATTTTCGTAGTGGCAGTTGTTGCTTTGTAAATGAATGAACCTGTTGCGGTCATAGTTTGAGCAGCATCTGTATCATTATTACGCGTAGAATCTCCCTCAGCTTTGTAACCAGAGAAAGTAGAACCATCAGTTGCAATTTCAATTCCAGCAATTCCGTGAATTATGTCACCAGATGTATTGCCAAGAGCATTTGAACGAAGCGCACAACTAAAATTAATAAGATAAACACCATTACTACTGTCTAGCAGGTACGCATCATTCGCTGAGTCAAAGTTAGATGCTGTGTCATAGACAACAGTACCACTACCCCCAAAATCAACAACGACACTGGTTGCCTCAGTCAAAGCTGTCATATCGCTTGTTAAGTCAACTTCAAAATATTCGGTTCCTGCCGGAAGACCTGTCAACGCAGACCCATCAATAGCTGGTAATGCGCCAGTTAGTTTAGATGCCGCCATTGACTGTATCTTGGCGTTTGTAATTGTGCCATCAGCCGGAGTGCCAACATTGTACACATCACCAAATGACATGATAAAATCAATGCTGTCACTAGACGACAATGCGCTGGCAAATACAATGTTACTGCCGCTAATAGTGAACGAATCTTGAGGAGCCTGTATTACTCCATTAAGTGAAACCAGTAACTGATTTGCTGTTGCGGGATAGTAGGCAGAGCCGCCAAGCGTCAAAGCGTAGGTAGCTGTTGCAGATGCAGTCAAGCTATCTAGCTTGTGATAGCCGCCGCTTGATGGTGAGTTTCCAAGGTAAGGCATTACGGTTTCTCCGGCCAGACTACATCATTTAGATTGCTGTATGTATTGGTAATATCACGCAGGGCTTGACGGTAGGCAGACATCTCTGTTGACAATGTATTGTCTGACAAAGCTAAATAGTCTGTCTCTGCAAGTTTTGCGTTTCTTTCTTGCCGCAACATTTGCAAAGATTCAGCGGCTAATTCATCTGCGCTTAATCTCCAAGACATTTCATCCGCTGAAACTGTAAATGTTTCCACTTGACCAGTTTGCAAATTAACTCTTGTGCCTGTATCTGCCATTAAAACCTCTATGATGTGTATAAGATATTTATATCACCACCAGTTGATGAATAAGCACCACTTGCCATTGTGATACGAATTTGGGTCAAATCTGCTGATAATGTTTTTTCTACTGCGGAGTAACAAGAATAACTTTGAGATTCAGCGGCATGACATCTGCTTGACATTATCCACTGCGTTTGGTCTGTGCTGAATCGCATAATTGTTGCAATGCCAGAGTGCTTAGTGGCTCCATAATACCAAAATTTTAAACCGTTAGTATCAGCGGCGGCATTGGCAGTATAAGTATTTCCAGTGCCGGGATATCCCACTGATGATGTATAACCTGTTGTTTCAAAGCCCCCGCTATCACCAAGCTGAATAATTCCCCAAGCGCTACTTGTTCTCTCTACTAAGTCAAATAAAATATGAATGACTTTTACATTATTTGGGATGCCTGTAAAATCAACAGTCGTGCCAGACGTAGGAGAAACCTTTGTGCCTTGAGTGTAACCACCAGCCCCAGTTATTGTGCCAGTAAAAGCATAGTTACTAGTCAAATCTAAAATAGTATTATCTACAGCATCAGCCGCAAGGCCAGCGGTATCTATCTTTGAAAGTGCCATATCTTACTCCGATTTTATGCTATCCTTACTATCGACATGGAAGTCACAAAAGAATCATTCGGCACAGTGCCTTGCGTCATTCCTTGTAAACTTGACTCTATCTGCCACCCAGCAGAGTTAATTGCACACCCTGCCACCAATCGCACCTTTGTGCCGCTTGCAGTTACTTTGTAAAGTTGTGTTTTTGTCAGCACAAAACCACCAAGTTCATCACCTGCGCCATCTCTTGCGTTAATAACGTGAGCAAACGGACGGTCTATTGTTGAAAAAGTATCGCTAGAAAACTCAAGAAAAGCATATCCATCGATAACCTGTTCTGTGGTAAGGACAGCACTCCTTATGCCTACCGCATAACTTATTAAATAAACACCATTTGATGAATTAAACTCATAAGCATCATTGGTTGTGTCAACATTTGATGCAGTGTCGTGAATAACTGTTCCGTTACCACCGAAATCTACTACCGTATCAGTACCAGATGCTATAACGGCACTATCAGTGTCTAGTCGAACAAGAAAATACTCGCTACCAGCAGGGATACCAGTCAACGCAGAACCATCGCCGCTAAATGATGTTGCTGTTACTGAGCCGCTAGATGTAACATTGCCACTAAATGCACCAGTCGTTGCCACCAGTGGCGATGTCGTTGGATGGCTAACACTACCAACGGCCTTGCCTTGGAACACAACATAGAAATCATCTGTTGCGGAAATCGCGCCAGTCATAGTCAAAGCCGTACCAGCAACTGTATAAGCCACAGTTGGCTCCTGACGCACGTTGTTTACAAACACCTCTATTTCCATTGCTGATGCAACAGCATGGCTCAGTGTAAAACTAGTGCCAGTGCCACCTGTTAAATCCTGATAGGCAACAGACTGAAAAGTGGCTGATGGTGCGTTACCTAAGTATGGCATCAGGTTATCTCCATAATGCTCAATGTTGCGTCAACTTTTCCTGTTGTATCACTGTCAATCTGCAAGATGTCGCCAGTTTGCAAAATGTATTTGTTACCTGACATCATCTCCAACGCGCCACCCCCAATAATCGGCGCATCTTTAATAACAAACACAGTTTCGTTTGTTTCGTTATCAGATGTTGTAGATACAATCTTCACATCAACAGTGATGCTGGCTGTGTCGTTATTTGCCAGTGTCAAGCCAATAACAACTGTCGTTGTTGAAGCTGGAACAGTATATAAAGCTAAAGGCGTACCAGCGGAGGCTGGCATAGACCCATTAGTTTTTAGTTTAAAGGTGTTAGCCATTTCCTTATCCTAACGCTATTGCCAGAGATGTTGCGATAGATTCAATCTCTGCTGTTGATGCGCCGCCAAGGGCAGCGCTTGTGTCAATCAACAAGTCCCATTTAGCGACATCTGTATTGCTACTAATAGGCGCACTGCCGCTAGATGTATGCGCCGTATTAGCAATGTATAAATTATAGTTAGTACCATCAGTCACAATATCCCGTGCGGTATATGCTACCCCAGCCGCCCATGTTCCTTTAGACACGCCAATCTCTTGAGTAACGGCAAGTTCGCCATTTGCATCAAACGCCAGAATTTTATTAGCGCGAACAGTTGCGCCAACAGTAAACTCTGTTGATGTCATGGTGTTTGTTCTAGATAGTTTTATAGAACGATCTGCCTCTTCTTGGATTTGTTGTGCAATAAAGGTCAGGCGATCTAGCGCGTCTTCATGGCTTTCTGCTGGGAACGGATCGTTAGCAACGTAATCGGTGCCTTGGGTTAAATTCAATTCACGCAATATAACAACAGTCTCTGTTGCTGTTGGGATATTGCCGGTAGTAAACACAACATTGCCGCCGCTATCTGTGCCAGCGCCGGTAACCGTATAATGAGTGGTGAGTGTTTTGGTGGTTTCGGTGCCGTCGGCAGATCTGATAATTACGGTTAGATCACCGTCTGCAAATATTTTAAAAGAATATGCAAACGTGTCATTTGTTCCGTTGCCGGGATAACTGGCACGGCTTGTGGTCGTTGATACTGTCATTATTGCACCCCTAGCTCTTTGAGCTCTGCACGTTCAGCAAATCTTAGTGCCAAGTCTTGGTTGCCCGGTTGAGCTAACAAGACCGGCAAAGCCGCACGATAAAAACGAGCCTCAGCATTTTTAATCATGCTGATGCGCTGATCATCGTCTGCTTGCTGATAAAGAGGGTCAGTCATCATTACCCTCAAATAGTCATTAAAATTATATACAGCCGGCCCACGTTGGCGCTGCCCTCTGGTCGTCACCATTTGTAATGGCAATGTGATTTGGTTCTTTGCAATGTCAGTCAACATGCCTCGATTGCGCTCACTCAAGGTCACGCCTTGTATCTTTTTCTTATCACGGCTTTCTGTCAGAGGCGCGCCTAAGCGTATCAATTCTCTATGATACGGCTCAATGTCTTCACCATATGACATTTTAAATGGCGTGATGTTGCTCCATACAGATGAGACAGGGTTGATGTCGAAGCCCAGCCCCCGTGTCTTTTTGTTGCCCAGCATGTCATATTGATATGCGTAATTCTCTTCAATCTTTTTGACATACGGTATCTGCATGACTTGCTGTTCCCAGCCCCATGCGACCTGTTCGTAAAACATTTTTGACCAGCTAGCGTCCTGCCAGTTTTTGACAGTACCGACCAAACTGTATGGCACCTCTGGGTACGGGTTGTCTGTATCTTGGCTCTCTTGATACAGCCTCTCAACGTCTTCTACGCTGTAGTACTGATACGGCTTATCTACAGATTTGCGCTCATTGTCGGTTAGTTTTTCAACATTTCTAACAACAGCGCTGAACGGCATTGGGAAAACAGCCACCGTGCCGCCCAAAAACCCATTCGTTATAATGCTTGGGTCTTCATACTGAAACGCCCTGTAAATATCGCCTATACCCTGAAGCATTGGCAGGTCACGGAAATACTCCACTGTCGCCATGGCAGACGCTGCCGCGAGGTTTTTTCTATCCTCTGGGTCAACAAACATAGTCTGATGACGCGCCGTGCTAGCCGCAATACCTATAAACGCACTGACCGGCTCCAAGCCCTGATAGCTAATATAAGTGAGCGGCCCGTTTGGTAGGCCGGTCTCACGATTGTACAACGGCAATGAGTCGCCATCTTCATCAACCGGAAAATCTTTGCCACGGAAAACAAAGCTGTAAGGTTGCCAACCGGGCGGCAACATCTTTTGCAATTGCCGGTCTGCCGGATAAGAGCCCGTGATCCTGCCATTGATAGCCAACTCGTGGAACCCAGCCATAGTCATGCTACCCATAGCCAGTCTGCCAAGTTGCCGGTCTCTAGCTTGAGGCCCGTTTTTACCTAGCAGATTTTCTCTAATCTTGCTTCTAGGGTTTAGCATAGAAACAGCAACAGCTAGCGGGTGGCCCTCAGCAACAATCAGCGTAGTATTACTAGGCGCCTTGGCAAACGGCATAATCAATTTGCCCATCGGGTTTGACCTAAACGCAGATGTGAACTTGCCTATAATGCCATCACCCAGATCGGTGGTCATGGTCACATATCTGCCGGCAGCGTCCATTTCATCGCTTGCATATTTAGGGTCAAGCATCACCATCATGGCGTCGTCCATGGCCTCAGTGTCATTCCGGCCCATGTGCTTAGCTCTCCGGTGAGCTCTTACTGATTCCTCATATAATGCGCCTCTGGCCGCTACAGTCTTGAACAAATCATCGGCAAACATTAACGCTCTACCCGGTAGGCGGATGACGCGGCCTAAATGATCAACCGCGGTGCCGATTGCGTTGTTGTCTATGTTAAGGCGCTCTCTATCAATAGCGCGTAGTGCACCAGCCTCTACCTTGTTAAGGACATCTGCGGGGCTTTCTTCGCGAAATGATTTTGACGCGACAGTCCACGCATCACCCCATGCCCTGTTCATGCCGTGGATACGGGCAAACACATCCTCAAAATGAACGCCGTCTGGGTTTGCATCGCGCCCCATAAGTCTAGCGCCGGTGCGAATTGTAGTGCCTATACTCGCCGCCATCAAATCACTGAGGACGTTGTAAGCCATAAATAATGGTGTAGATAACCCGTTCTTTATCTGAGTTGGAAAATAGGACAACAGGCCATTGATGTAGACCTCCATCCAAACATCCTCAACCTTTTGCTCCCAAGCGCCGGCAACATATTTATTCGCACCAGCTTGACCGCCCTCTTCTAGAGCATCGAGGTAGCCCTTGGCCATTTTGTTTACCAGCTTGGTGCCGCCAGATTCAGTCAGTATGGCGTTCATCATTTCCGCCGGCACCTGAGTGCCAGCCGGTATTTTAAAAGCCTGTAGAGCCCGTGCTATTTCTGTCTGTGCACCTTTAGCCTTCATTTGTATGCCGGCGTGAATTGACATCTGGCGCCTAAAATCAATCATGAGCTTAGGGCTGCCAAGGCCGCTTTGTATTTGCGTCGCCATATCCTTAAGGCGCTCACCGGATCTTTGCAACAATATACGCAGTGCCGTCATTTCTTCGGCGTTTAGTGCTTGGCCAGTTTGCTTTCTTAAAATGCGGCGGGTAAATCCAACCTCATCTGCCAACAAATCGCCGGCGCTTGCCAGCGTTTCTTGGTTTGTACGGATACCTCGCTTTTCTGCTTCTATAGGGTTAGCGATAATTTCTGACATTGCGTTGACAACGCGGTTGATATCTTCGCCGCCTTCAAAGTTGTCAAAGTTAAAATCAATGCCGGCCTCATCGACCATGCCCGGTTCTGTGGCCATGCGAATTAAATCGCTAGCATCACCGGCATCAGCTATGGCTGTTTCGCTCCGCGCTACAGTTTCCAGCCCACCCGCGGCCATTTGAGCTTTTTTGGTTACTTGCTCATTGACGGGCACATCAGGCTCAGCCGGCTCAAACAAGTCAGGCTGATCAGCCAGCTCACGCTGTGTGGGCATCTGTATTGCGGTGGCAGCTTCGCCGCCGGCGGCTTGGAACCGCTCCTGCCCCTCTGGTGATAGCGCGTCTTTTGCTAGAGCTTCTTGTGTTTTTTGTACCGTTGCACCTTCGGGCATGACGCCTTCGGTAATAGGCTCAGGAACACGGCCAGCAACGCCCTCATCAATTAGCTCACGCGACGCACTGGGTGCGGCTTGCGCCGCTTTTTGCAACACCTTACTCAGAGCACTAGCAAGCACGATACCTTCATCGACTTGAGGTTGCGTGTCTGCAAATTCGGTTACGCCCCCTGTCTGCAACGCTTTGGCGGCTTGTTGTCCGGGTGTTGCCATATTAGCTCCAAAGAAAAAGGCGCCCCAAGAGGACGCCCATCTTATTTATTTTTACTACATTTTTGAGGCGTTGGCTACACAGTTTGTGTTGAACGCTTGTAACTACCAGTCACATATAAATCTTGACTGGTTTGTCTGGATTGTTGCGCGGCAATTTGCCTACGGAGCTGCCGAGCTGAAAAGGTCTCCTGACCCTTGGACTCCTTCAGTTCTTCCCGTAGCTGAGCCTCCAAGGTATTCATCATAGCTTGTTCCGCCATTGATCCACTCCGTTCCTGATCTGTCCGTGTTCTTAAACACAGTCGTTTCAAAGTGTACTACATCGGCGTAGGTAATTCCATCAATATTTTCCATGTCATTCATGACCTTGCGGAACTCTTTAGATTTTTCTGCAAAAATCTCATCAGCCCGTGCAGGATCAAAGGCATCATCAAATTCTGGTATGTATTGGAATCTAATGCCTACCAAGCCACCAATGTCCTCAGTGCCGGTTGCTTGCACATCAACTCTATCCATCTGCCGAGCGTCAGTAACAAACGTAAATCCGTCAATGCCTCGCTTTCTTAATATTGACGTAATTTGTTGCGCGTAGTCTGCACCTTGACGATCACGGAAATATATCTCAACGCCGGGGCGAGACTTAGGTGTGCCAGCCGGCACTATCTTAGAAACAAACACAGCGTCTTGATCATATTTACGCCCAGCCTCTACCAGAGCTTTTGTCATATCAGCAGGGTCAAAATCAACTTGCGTGACAACCTCAAAATTCAAAGCGCGTTCTGCTTCGCCCATGAACTCGCCGTATGTGTTGTTGGCCTGATAACCAATAACGCGCTGGTCGCCTTGCAATGGTGCCGTCAACTCAGATGCCAGCTCTGCCTGTTCTAAATTTGTTGGCCGTTGATTTGGCCGTTCTCTAGATACGCCGGCAGTAAAGCGCTGTGGTGCACCTTCTAATGTGGCCAGCTCTTCTTTAGCCGCGGCGATCTGTTCTGGGGTGCTCCCCTTTTTGTTAATTACTGAACGTAACTCTGCGACGCGCGCACGATCAACGGAACCACCATAAACGGATTCATAATCCAATGACCCGCCTTCGCCGGCTTTGGTTGTCCATCCGTTCTTTGTCCACTTTTCTTTTTCCAAAAACCACACAACAGCTTGCAAATCGTCCGGCCCAAGATCACCAAGGTTTGGATCATATGATTTTATGCCACCTTGCTGGTTCAATATATTTGCGGCCTCAGAAAACACCTCTTGCCCAAAACCAAATTCACCACCTATTTTGGGATCATCGAGGGTTGACCCAGTCAAATGTTTACCCGCAACAGCTTTTTCTGCCGGCGGCGGGATGCGCGGCAAGCCGGCGGCATCTCTTAAATATCTAGCGGCCCAGACATCAATAGTAGCCTCATTGCCAAAACCAATGAGATTGCCTGTAAAGTTGATGGTTTTTGGAGAGCCCCCAACCTTTACCTGTCGGAACATATCAAGCAATGCCTCAGTCGCGGCAGCGCTATTAGTGTTGAAAAGTTCACCAGTAGCTTTGCGGATTAGTTTGAACGGATCATTAGGGTCTCTGTCTTTCGCATATAATGCTGTGCCCCGTGGTTCACCGCTCTCAATCAACTTGATATATTCATCAATTTCTTGGTCGAACTCACCTCTGGTGAAGCGACGCAAAACCTGCAATGCGTTTTCGTAATTCTGTTGCACATTAGTTTGTGCTGATGTTGCGCCAAGAATATCTGCAAAAACATCGCCTAACCCGCCAAATTCTTGGCGTAGGCGGGTTCTCATTGTTCTATACCAGTTAGCTTGCCCAATGATCTCTTGAGCCGCTGTGTCGCCGTTCTGCGCTCGTTGCAGTACGTCATTCACATCATCGACCGTTTTGTTAACAAGATTTGTTTTATGGGCGGCTTTGTTGCCTTTATTTTTTGGAACGTGAAAAGCGTATGATGGCTGTTCCCATTTAATTTCTATAAAGCCTTTTTTGTTTACCTTGAAAGCTGGGGCTGTGCCTTTTGCGTTCACATTTATAGGCAACCAGCCATCAGATACTGGGTATTCATTTTTAATTCTAAGAGCTTCGTCTTTCGCTCTCTTGAGCAACGGTCTGTCTACCGCCCCGTCTTTTGTCGCGGCCTTTGTCAGGGTATCCACTTCTGATTGTGCCAGTCTTTTAATAAGCGTTTTGCCCAGTGTGCCCTCTGCCTCGCTTGGCATCAAAGTTGTTGCGCCGGTAGCTGTGGCTATAGTGTTGGCCGCATAACGCAATGCCGTCGGATTGTTTTTAATTTTTTTCAGAGTGGCAATAATGCCATCAAAAGCGAGGCCCAATGCGCCGCCCTGCATGGCCAAGCCTAGTCTGCTTTTTAAACGCTCAGCCGCTGTGTCTTCCTCTTCTGATTCTACAGCCAAAAATTCCAGCGCTTGTGGCAGGATGCCTAAATCAATAAGCGGTCTGATAAAGCCGCCTTCCTCTGGGTCAAAATAACCACCCTCAGCAAGTGCGCTCTTGCCAGCAATTTTTAATGGCGTAGCGGCTCCAGCTACTGGCGTCATGGCCATGCCGGCGCCAAATTGCACAAAGTCTCTAGCTAATTGCCCTATAAAGCCCTCTGGCTCAGGGACGTCTGGCAGTCTGGATGGCGGGACAGTTGCCTTTATCTGCTTGCCTACCAAGCTAAGAGCTGGGCCAAACGCACCTGTCTCTAAAAGATCGGCGCCTGTCTCCATGCCAGATTGGGCGGCATCTCGCAAACCGCCCACGCCTACGCGAAACAATTCGTCTTTGACCTGTTCGCCGGCTTGCTCAAGCTCACTGATCGGGACGCCCCTGACTTCCATTTCTGGCTCAGGCTTTTTAATGGCACCTGCTAAAAAACGCCGCGTGTCTTCGGCATCATACGCATCGAGCTGTTGTGATTCGTAATCCATTAGTTGCCCTGTATCAGTTTCTGATAGTTTTTAATGTTTCTTGTAATACTTATGACGGTTTTCTTACTTGGGTCTTGCGTCGCTAAATATTGTAGCGTTGAGCCGACAGGATCTGCTGGGTCTACAATTAACCCCGGCAAAGTGGTGATACTATTTACATAAGTAATCAGCGCCTCTTGCATTTGCTGTTTATACTCAGCGTCATTTTCTTGGATAATCTCACGCGCTTTTTTGACTGTTTCTTGATAACTCGCGCCGGCGCCGCCGCCTTCGCCAGATGTGTTCAGCCAGTCATCAAGCTCAAACATACTTTGCTGGAACATGGCATCAGACGCATCGCCCAGTGCGTTGTTGCTATCTTTGAACTCGTTATAACGTAGTTTACTGGCAATTAAAGACTTGGCCGCTGTGCGTCCTTCTTTGCCCTCTGTAATAGATCTTTTGTAAAATGAGTTATAATCTGCTGTAGACAATTGATCAGCGTATTGATCGACCAAAGCCGGCGTCAAAGTATTGTCGTTGTCAGCGCGGTTTAATATTTTCGTTGCTTCTTTTGTTGTTTTGATATCAGCCCCAGCTTGTGTTTTCTTGCCCAGACCAAGCACAGCCTCAGCGGCTTTGCGCTCTGTCGCTGTGTAAAAATTGTCTTTCAACAAATCTTTGTGTAATGCCAAAGCGCTGGCCATGGCCTCTTCATCACTTTGATCGACGTTAATGATGGTCTCAAAATTTTTGCGATTAGCTTCGTCGGCTTTTTCTTCGTCTGCCTCTTCTTTTTCGCGGCGCTCAGTATCGATCTTGGTGCCAATGGTAAACATATCATTGACTATTTTTGTGACGTCGCCCTGATCCATTTCTTTAAATATTTGGCCGAGGATGGGGTCTGTGATGTTACCGCTGGCAATCTGCATTACCGCCGCGGTGGCATCCGCAGAGGATGTCATGATGCCCATGATGGTTGATCGTGCCGTATCGTCGGCAGCGGCCATCTTTTTCTTTTGCCCCTCAGCCGGATCAATCGTGCCGTTATTAACTCTGTCGTCTATTTCTTTAATAAGAGATGTATATGCGTTTTGCCGGTCAGCTATGTTGGCTTTGACGTCGCCAGCCACAACAACGCGCTTATTTACGTTGCTTTCCAGAATAGCGGTATCAGCTTGTCTAGCACGATCTCTGACGCTGACCTGAGCGTCACGAGTATATTTGACCGACTCTGAGTCTTTTATATATCCATCCTGAGCCATCTTTTCATAATGACCCGGAGTGTTTGTTGACGGGTCGCCAAACAGCTCAAGCATTGCCTGAGCTTTTTTCGCTCCATTACCCATGACTATATCGTCTATGAGCTGGTTACCTTTCGACAGGCCGGCGGCTTTGTTCTGATCAATAAGGCGGTTACGCGCACTCTGATTTACATCAATGGTAAATGTGTTGAGAGAGTTGCGGGCCTTTTGCTTAAAAGCGCGACGAACACGTTTGTCCTGAATCTTGTCGGCAATCGCGTCTAATTTTTGTTGCCCTATACTGCTAAAGCTCTGAGTACGGGCCGGCGGGTCATCAAACAACACCTCTTTAGGTTTTCTGGTTGTTTGCTCTTGCTGGAGCTTTTGCAGTTCCTGCTTGTACTCAAACTCAGCATCATCGAGCTCAGTCTGTCTTTTTATCTTTTGTTGCTCAGCATAATAATCAACCGCCATTTTTTCGGCTGATGATACCAGCTCACCCACAGCCCGTAAGCCGGCAGACATGGCGCCGGGGTCAGCTCTTACGCCAAACATGGTAGCCCCAGTTTTTTCAGTGATACCGGTCTGTTGTCTATATGTTGGTACTTTCATTATGATGCCGCATATATTGAGGTTGCTGTTTGCATTAAGCTCTGAAAGGCTCTAGCCTTGCCCCGTGTAGCGGCAGCCTTGCCATACATCCTATTGAGCTGGCCTTGTAGCCGTGACTCTACGCCTTTTTCGCGTAGCGTCTGAGCGCCGACCTGCGCGTTGTAACGCCGAGTTTCTATCTCAGCATCCGCCTCTTGAGCGTTGGCCAAGGCCACTTTGAGCGGGGTGCCTTCCTCAGCGATCCAGCCATTGTAACGATACGCCTGTTGCGTCGCATCTTGCAGATCTTGAAAATCTTCACGAAATTTCACAATGTTCTGTTCTTCTGTGAAAATAAGCTGTGCCGCTTCCTGATCTGCCGCTTTGGCATTACGCTCATTTACATCAGCATCAAAATTATATGCGGCCTGTTCTTGTTGCCCAGTCTTATAATCAAACACAAATGCCATTATGTTACCTTTGCTATCCTGATGTAGTCTGCTTGCTCTGGGCCGTACTTACGCATCAGCCCCTCTTCTTCAAATCCCATGAGCTTGGCAAAGCGCCGCGCTGCCGGCCAGTCTGCTTTGCAAACCCCCTGCACTCGCCACAGATTATTTTCTGTGACGACCCGCTCCATGATGTCTGTTTTTGCAAACCGGATAAATGGCCTGACGTTTTGATGTATTTTGCTAGACGCTATGAACCACGCCTCGCCTACACCTGGCCACATATCAACGATGCCAGAACAACATATGATATGTCCGTTTTCCAATAATGTGTACGACCACCCCGGCTGTTGCAAACTATCAGCATATGATTTCATATAGCCAATGTTTTTGACGGCGCCGTCGTTCAAATCGCCATCCATGAGATCATGTAAATGGCTGGGGTGATAATCAATAATCCTCACTGATCAAACGTAATTAGGCGCGGGAATATGCCAATAATAGTCATTGGTAGCGGTTGATCTTGCTTTACCACCACAAAACCGTCGGTATCAAACCCGCCTCTAAATTCTATCTCTTTGTCGCCGGTAAACAGCGGTATCGCCGCCGTCATCGGATTTGCAGACGATCTAAACGGTATGCGGTCTAGCTCAGTTTCTGAACTGCCCACAGTCACGCCAACCGTGCGGAACAAACGTAATACCACCTCATGTATGCGCTTTATCTTGCCTTGTGATGTGCCCTCCGTTCCGCCGGCATCAATACGCATCGTTTGCAATATTGAATTATAATTTAATCCGACATGCGCTTTGGTCACAGAAAAGTCTAATGTGATACTGCCAGAGCTGACGGTTTTATCTGGGTGCGTGGCACCGTTAGCCAGTATTGAGACAACCTCGCCCTCTAAGTGATCAAGACCGCTAATAGTCGTCGCCGCTGACCCAGAATAGGTCAGGCCGCTATCAACAAAGAAAGCATCCTCGACATCATCGCCAAAATCAAAACTGCTAAAATATTCAACATAACGCTTGGTGCCGCTATTGATTGTACGCTTGACGACAAGGTATGTGTCATCCTCATTTAGGTCGCCGGGTATAGTTGCCACGCTTTCTACATGACCAAACGCATCAGAGCCAAAACCTCCACCAATGATATGTTCATGCCAAGCAATCACGTTTTCTTCGCGCCGGTAGGTCATGCCGACAAATTTACCATTCTCCAACACGCACCAAACCACATTGTCTGGCTCTTGTTGCAAGGACATTTCTTTAATGCCGCTTTCGGTAATGTGCTCAGCCAGCAACGTCATATCGGGCGCTTGATAGCTATCGGTGTTTAGATCGAACACCAGCTCCCTTAGCTTACGCTTTGCGCGTTGCACAAACAGCGTTACGTTGGCCACCTGCACCGGTTGGACGTCTGCCGACCCATATGTAGCCTGACGCCTCACAACGGCGTTTGTGGGGCTTAGAGGGGCATCCTCAGAGCTGGTCACCACAAACTCACCGCCTGATGTGCCAACCAACAATACCCTGCCAGCTTGCAGGTATCTGATAATGTTTACCTGATTTGACCCCAGTGTGTAGACTAGAGCATCGTCGGCATCGGTGCCGGCGGCAAAATCCTCGAAGCTGCCACCTACTGAGAAAAACAATGTTTGCGGCTGATCAGTGGTTGATGCGAACACCAAACGCTGTTCATAAAAAGCAACGGCTGCCGGATAGCCGGTCGTTGCTGAAAACGCGCCTAGCGCCCAGTCTGTGCTAGCTGTAAGATCTCCAGATATTGTGACGGTATCGCCAGCGGCTTCATCTGTTAAATCAGCGCTGGGTGCTAGCAATAATGTATCTTCAGTAACCTTTACAACAATAGCTGAGGTTTCATTGTTATTGGCTGTGGTAAAGCCGGTAACGGTTACCTTTTGGCCTACCTTGAAGCCTTGCTCTATAAACTGGCCGGCGCTGTCCTGATACCGGTCATTATGTTCCAGACCGGTAGACGATGGATCTCCCTCGTGGGCTGATATGGTTGTCGCCGTATAGCTAGGCATCAGCTCTGTGCGACCGTCTGCGTTTTCTGTTACATCAGCATCGACAGATGTGGCGGATGTAAATGTGGTTATCTTGGCAAAACCATCATGTAATTTTACCAGCCGGCCAACGTCTGTACTGGCAAATGTGTTAGCACTGGCTGTGATCGTCACGTTGCCGGTTCTAGCGTCAGCCACCAATGTGGTTGATGTTATGTTGTCGTCACCCATGGGGCCACGCAACAAATCAACCTCCGCAATCGTCCATGCGGTGTGGCTGGTTCTTGTAATCTTGCGCGGCGAAAAATCAGGATGCACAAGATACATCACA